ATTTTCCACAAAAGAATTGTCACAAATATCTTCTAATGATTTAGGTCTTAAATCGAGTTTAATTAATTTTTCAAAACTTTCTTTTATTTTAAGGCAAACCCAAGAATTTCCTATTTCACTATTTAATTCAAAGTCTTTTTCTATCCAATGTAAAACAAACACGCCATCTCCTTTTATGTCAGAATTATCAAAATGTGGTATATAAAGTATCACTGGACCTTCAATCATATAATGTTTAGCAAAATCTTCATCATCCATGTCTTCAATAAGTTTTACCGATGTTTCAACAAATTTTTCAGACGTTTCTATTCGCATAGTCTCAGGATTAGAAAGAATTTCTCGCCACAAGGCAAGGCTCATACCACTATTTTGTTGTTTGTAGATATCCACACCATTATCTTCGGCAAATTGTATAACCATCAACTCTTCTTCTATTGCTTGACATATATTTGTCATTTTTATTTCTCCCTAAATTATGGCGACACGACACGACACACCCTTTAGGGGTGTCGTATGTCGCCTATAGTATTAAGCCGCCTTCTTTACCTCTACCTGTGCATCAATAATGTAATTTACAATCTTTGATGCGTAGGATGATGCCTTCCATATAAATGTGGTATCATTTTCAAGAGCTTTTAACCAACCATTTAAATATGTGGCGTTCTGCTCTGTAGGCTCAAAGTCAATCCCAACGTAAGATGAAAGGTACATACTTGCCAACTCAGCGACCAACTCCTCAAATGCGTAGGCATTTTCTGCCTCGCTCTTTTCAGCGTTAAGTCTATCCAACCTACTCTTGTGTCCAGTCCAGTGACCAATCTCGTGGAATAGAACGGAGTAGTATGCGTCAACAGACTCAAAGTTATGCTTGTGAGGCATGTGAATATAGTCGCCACTTGGGTCGTAGAAACACTTGCCATTATTTGTCTCTCTAAGCTCAACACCTAGATTGGCAATAAGTTTGTCAGCTATGTGATGTCTCTCCTCAAGAGTGACTTCCTTAACTTCCTCTTCAGGTAAGCCAACAATATCTATGCCATTAACCATTGGGTATGGCTTAAAGAATACGAATGGCTTTAATAGCTCATTGCCATCCTTATCTTTGGTGATGGTGACAGGACGTAAGAACCAAGTCATCTTACTGCCCTTTCTCCAGCTCAATTTGTTTTTCTTTAGAGCTGACGTGGTTGCCCACTTATCATCAGCACCTGTGAATAATGCGACAAGCTGATTACCACCAGTAAAAATATGGTTGGTAAATAAGTTGTAGGCAAGACCGCTCTTACCGCCAACCCACGAAGGCTTCCAAGATTTATTGCTATCCCGACACTCCTTCATAGACGCGATTACTTTTTCGTTAAGTTCCTTAACAACTCTTTGATCTGATAATTTCATTATGCTATCCTTTCAAACCCATGTGCTTCATGAGAAAAAGTAGATTTTAAAATACCTTTTTCACAAGATTTTCTATTCCAATTTTTTGTACCAATTACATTCCATTCCCATGTGGCTCGTGCTTCTGAATGACCTTCATGCCACATATGGTAGGTATTACCTGTACAAAAACAAATTGCTTCTACACCAAAATCTTCTGGTCTTATAAGTTTTTCTGTATCTGCCCATCCTGCTCCTGATGCCCATGCCCAATTAATACCAGATTTTTCTTCTTCACCTGTAGAGATTTTATTTTTTGGGTTTGTTAACTCAACCCTATAAACTTTATTCTTTTTTCTAACAAACCAGCCATCAGAAAAATCTGTTATCTTTACTTCTGCAAGAAATTTGCCTTTTTCGCCATTTGTAAAATCAAATACTTTCATTATATTTCTCCCTGTTGATATCTAGTATATAATAGCAATCACTAGCAGATACAAGGGGTAAATATAAAAAAATCATACTTTTCATACTTTTCCTACACTTTTTCATATTTTCCGTTAAAATGGCTTATGAATAATATGAAAACCCTATAGGGGTTCATATGTATTCATAGGTAAACGTGGCACTAGCCAAATCATAAGGAATTTGCTATGAACAGATCATCTTTTGGTTCTCTCATGAGGGGAGGCCCAGGTAAGCGAAAAAAAATAAAGAAAAGGGAGGTTACTATGAAAAAGAAAAAAGGTAAGAAAAAGGGCTACTAATGTCTGATCAGAAAATTGTCAAAATATTCGTCAAGGGCATAGGTATGTCTGGAAAGGTAAAAGATGACAACAGCGGATCTGCTCCAGAGAATAAAAAAGAATCTGGAGAAGGAGAGATCAGCAATAGCTGAGAAAATGGTTTTAGGTCGGAATACTGACTTTTTATCATACCAAAAAGACGTTGGTATTGCAGAGGGTTTAAGTCAAGCCTCTGACATTATCAGCGAAACAATGAAAAAAATTAATGAAGAGGATGCATAACATGTCTCATCCACATGCACTACACAAAGAGGAAGAAGTTGAAACAGCTTTAGAGCCTCATCAACTACCAGTTCCATTAAATTGGAAAGTGCTAGTTCAACCCAATCAGGTAAAAATGCAAACTAAGGGCGGTCTACATCTACCCTCCATATCGAAAGATAATGAGGAGTATTTGACCGCTCACGGTAGAATTTCTGCAATGGGTGACCTAGCTTACAGAGATCGAGATACTGGTGAACGCTGGCGTTCCGAAATCTGTCCTAAAGTTGGAGACCGCGTGACGTATGGTAAATACGCTGGTCAAAAACTCACAATCAATGGCGTGAGGTTTCTACTGCTGAACGATGACGAACTGACGTCTATCCTTCCAGAAGATGCCGACATAGCCGCATATCTAGCGTAAACAACTTGGAGGTCGCAAACCATGTCAAATGAAGAAGTAATTCAGGAGATCGAAGATGAAATTAAAAAGGCCAAAGGTGAGCCTGAAGAATTTCAAATAGAAATCACTGAAGATCCTGCGGAAGAGGCGAAAGATGTAGCCGAGGAAGCAGTCGAAGAAAAGAAAGCAGATCCTGAGCCAGAGTATGGCGAGAAAGTTCAGAAGAGAATTAAGAAACTTGTCGATCAGCGTCGTGAGGCTGAAGTTCAAGCTAGGCAGATACAGGAGCAGAACGCTCAACTATCCGCAAGACTTGAGAGACTTGAACAGGGATCTAAGAAAAGTTCTGAAAATCAATTTAATCAGCGTTACGCACAGACCAAGGCGGCTCTCACAAAAGCTGTTGAGGAGGGTGACACTGAGGCTCAAGTTAATTTTCAAGAGCAAATGGCAGATATGCGTGCCGCAATGCGGATCGCAGAAATGCAGAAACAGCAACGCGCACAACAGGCGGCATCGCCAACTGTGGGCAGGGCGCAACAGGTTGCACAAGATCCAGCCCCAGAGAAAGCTATGGGTTGGTGGGAGCAAAACCGTTGGTTTAATGCTCAAGGATATGAGCGTGAAACTGCCGCAGCTAGGGCAATTGATGTTCAGTTAGACCTAGAGGGATTTGATAAAAATGAACAGGAATATTACGATACATTAAATAATCGTTTACATAATGTATTTCCTGAGTTAGTTTCACCATCAAGTCCTAGTAGACCTAGAACAAAAAGTAGACCACCAGTCGCCCCCACTACAGGCGGTTCTTCATCCTACAAAGGCAACAGGGTTCGCATGACGCAGGACCAACTTAGAATGGCTAGAGAACTTGGTATAACAGATGAAAGCAGTCTTAAAAAATATGAGGCCGAAATCAAACGTCAGCAAAGGAGCTAATTATGTCTGAGAATAGAAATGTGCGTGCAAGCGAAACCCGAACATCTGTGCGTGAGGAGCAAGTTCGCTCTGAAGCTGCATGGAAACCACCATCATTGTTGGACTCACCAGAACCTCGTCCAGGTATGACCCAACGATGGATAGCTACCTCGATTCAGGGTAAGGATACTCCAGACAACGTGTATAAGAGAATGCGCGAAGGTTGGAACCCACGCCCTGCTGAAACCGTTAAAGATAAGTTGTTTCCGACTATCAACCACGGCCAGTGGGCAGGATCAATTGGGATTGAAGGCATGTTACTTTGTGAAATGCCTATCGAGACTCACAAGCAAATGAAGGCTTATTATCAAAATAGAAATTCAGAGCAAAATGAGTCAATTTCAAGCGATCTTGATGCGTTAGGACGAAAAACTGGACATTCGATTCATCAGACTCGAAAGTCCTCTTCGAGCCGTGGCAGGGATTACTCTGCTATGGAAGACTAAAACTTTAACGCTAAAGGAGCGAAAAAATGGCTAATGTTGATGCAGCCTTCGGTTTTGTACCGACTCGCCACATGAGCGGTAATGCACCAAGGACTAACGTCTACACTTGTGCAAGTGAATTAGCAGAAAACATCTTCAAAGGTGATCTCTGCATAATCATAAGCACTGGTCTCGTTACTCCACATTCAGCGACCGAAGTTAATAACATCGGTGTGTTTGATGGGTGTGCCTATACTGCGAGTGATGGCTCATACGTTTACAGTGAATACTGGCCTAGTGGAACAACAGCGACAGATATCAAGTTGTTTATCTACGATGACCCATACATTGTTTACAAAGTTCAATCAGCAGGTTCTCCTGCCCAGACTAACATTGGTAATTGTGCCGATGTCGTGGCTGGAACAGGTTCGACCATTACAGGTCAATCTGGATTTGAAATCAGTGGAACTATGGCAACAGGTACAGCTTCCTGTAAGATCATAGGTCTTTACGATGCACCAGATAATGCATTTGGTGCGAATGCTATCATGGAGGTCATCATTAATGAGCATCTCCTAAAAGATGGCGCAGGTATATAGGAAAGGGTTAGACAATGGCTATGAATAGATCAAGTTTTGCTAAAATGCTTGAGCCAGGACTGAATACTCTTTTCGGTCTTGAGTACGACAAGTATCCAGAGGAATACCTAGCAGTATTTGAAAGCAACACCTCAAGCAAGGCGTTTGAAGAAGACGTCCTGTTGTCAGGTTTTGGGTCAGCACCAACTAAGACAGAGGGTGCGGCTATTTCTTATGATGATGCTGGGCAACAATGGACAGCGCGATACCAACATGAGACAATTGCTTTAGCTTTCGCAGTTACTGAGGAAGCCGAAGAAGACGGTCAGTATGGCTCAATTGCTTCACGTTACACTAAGGCACTAGCACGCTCAATGTCTTCCACTAAGGAAATCAAAGCGGCAAACGTCTTAAACTTCGCGCAAACTGCTGGTTACACAGGCGGTGACGGTGTTACACTACTAAGTGCTTCACACCCAACCCAAAATGGTAACCAATCAAATGTGTTAGGCACAGCGGCTGACCTTTCAGAGACTTCACTAGAGTCCGTTCTTATCAACATTGCTGATATGAAGGATGACAGAGGTCTTCGAATTGCGGCAGTAGGTACTACTTTGGTAATACCGACAGCTTACACATTTACAGCGGAGCGTCTGTTGGAATCTCAATTGAGAACAGGCACAGCCGATAATGACATCAACGCTATTAAGTCAGGTGGATACCTACCTAATGGCGCACATGTTATGCGTCGGTTGACAGATTCAGATGCGTGGTTTGTAAAAACTGACGTGCCTGATGGCTTGAAAATGTTCCAAAGATCGCCTATGAAAAAAGGCATGGAAGGTGACTTCGAAACTGGAAATGTACGCTACAAAGTCCGTGAGAGATATTCTTTCGGTCACACTGACTGGCGTGGCATCTTCGGATCTGAAGGCGCATAATAAAAACTTGAGGGAGGGGATTATCTCCTCCCTTTTCACCTTGACAGTTGTATTTTGCAACTGACACTAGCCAAGACAAGGAGACACACATGGCTAATACAACATTTACAGGAGCAGTACGCTCCGAAAACGGTTTTAAAGTAGTATCAAAAAATGCTATAACAGGCGCATATACTGATACAGCGGTTATTGCCTCAACAGGTATTGTTACTAACAAATATGTAAAACACGTCGGCTTTGCGACAGGTGTTACTGTTAACACTACAGCAGGGGATAGCCCAGCAATTGGTGAGTTCACTCAACCAGCAAACACAATCATCACTGACATTAAAATATTCTGTGACACAGCTCCTGTTATTGGAACTGGTGACATTGGGTACGAAGTTGGCACATCTAGCTCAGGCGCACAAATTGTTGCGGCTCAGACAGATGAGATTCTTGATGGCGGTACAACCGTTGTAGCTCACAACGTAACTGTGACTAGTTTGGTTCTTCAAACACAAGATGGTACAACTGCACCAGCTTCTGTTCAATATACAGACACCGCAAGAACTATTTACTGCAACATTACAAATACTGTCGATGCGACAACAGCAGGATCGTTCACATTCATCATTGAATATGTTCAAATCGCATAATTAATTAGGTGAGGGTAAAACCTCACCTACACATTAGGAGAGTAAAGTGGCAGATATTACAACGACAACTAAAATTTCAGAAAACACTCGTGAAGTTGTTTTTGCTTTTCAATATCAGTATGTTGATGGTGGTAATGAGAGTGCTGTTTCTAAAATAGATGTCTCTGGTTTAGGTAAAAGTGCAAATGGCGATACATGTAGTGGCGTAAGAATTGTTGAGTGTTGGTGGGTAATAAATGCAATGACTGTTGAAGTCTTAGCGGATGCAAATACAGACGTTATTGTTTTGCATTTAGATGAGGGTCAGTCAGGATACCAAGACTTTTCAAGATTTGGTGGTTTACCTACAAGTAGTTCATACGGAACAAGTGGAACTGGCGACATTAAGTTTACGACAACAGGAGCTGGTGCGGCAGGTGATGCTTATCAGATTGTGATAAGAGCAATTAAAGAGTATTAAATATGGCAACTTCAGGAACGGTAGCATTTAGACCAGACGTTGAAGAGATTATTTCGGAAGCCTACGAGCGGTGCGGAATAGATCCACAGACGAGGACAGGTGATCAAGCTGTATCGGCAAGACGCAGTTTGAACCTGTTATTTTCTGAGTGGGCTAATAGAGGCATAAACTACTGGACAGTTTCAAAGAACACACTGACTTTAGTAAAAGATCAGGCAACTCCATATACTCTACCAGAGGGAACAATAGATATAATTGATGCAGTTATAGCGGATAGTTCTGGCACTGACACGGCTGATCAAATGCTTAATCGTATTTCAATTGCAGATTACAACCAGTTACCAAATAAAACCAGTAGCGGTAAACCAAGTCAGTATATGCTTGACAAGCAGTACACGCCACAAATCTATTTCTGGCAGATACCTGACGTTTCAACATACAGCATGGTTTACTGGGCAATAAATCAATTAGAAGATATAACCCTGTCTAATCAAGATGCAGATGTTCCATACAGGTGGAGTGACTGTATATGTGCAGGTTTAGCAAGTAAATTAGCTTTAAAATACGCAACAGATAAATATCAAATACTTGATAGTGTTTATGAGCGTTCATTTAATTTAGCAGCGTCATCAGATAATGATGGGGTAAGTTTGAGGATTCATCCGACAGGACTGAACTTAGGATAATGGCAAGGTACGCAAGAGGAAAAAAATCCAATGCGATAGGCGACAGAAGTGGCTTCAAGGTCAAGTACACTAATTTAAAGACTACTTGGGATGGCTTGCGTGTTGAACCAGAGGACTGGGAACCAAAACATCCACAGCTTACACCAGCTAAAAATGTTATAGACGCAACGGCATTATTTAACCCAAGACCAGATAACGACCCAGATAATTTTAAGTTCTTTGTTGGCTTTACGCAAGATTGGACAGTAGATCCAAGGACACTCCCTGGTATTGGAATGAACGGCAGGGGTAATGTCGGAAACGGAAAAGACTCAGAAGTTAGTGTAACTATTGGTCCAGCAGTCACAGGTCTAGCTGGTACAGGCGCAATTGGAACTGAAATACCGCTTGCCTCTATTACTGAGACAGGTGTAGCCGCGACAGGTGCGATAGGCACAATTAGCTTGGTGGGATCAATTACTGAGACAGGTGTGGCTGGCACAGGTGCAGTCGGTGTGTTTGGCGAGACAGATGGACCAAACATGCAACTGTCAATTACAGAGTCTGGCTTGGCTGGTACAGGTGCTATAGGAACAACGGCAGTAAATATCCAAGGTTGGGGTAACTCAACTTGGGGTCAAGGAACATGGGGTGATTAAATGAATTATTCAGCACTAAAGACTAACATTCAAAACTTTGTGGAAGATGACTCCACAGAATTAACAGCCTCTATAGACACAATTATTTCCCAGGCTGAGGATATGATTTACCAACGTCTTCCTAATTTACCTGCATACAGGGGAAGTGCCTCTGGAAATTTAGTTGTTGGAACTTCTCAGTACACTGTTTCTGTTGCCAGAATGATAAGGCAAATTTCTATTACAGATTCAAGCAGTAACGTGGTTTATTTAGATCATAGAATTGATTCATATTTAAGAGATTATTGGCCTAACGCATCCACGACAGGAACGCCAAGAATTTACTCTACGGATTCTGCGTCTACATCAGGCACAGTTTTTACGATTGCACCGACACCCAGTGCAATTCTCGCTTATAAGGTTGACTATATCGCTCCAGAGACTGGTCTATCTTCGAGCAACACAACGTCTTGGATAGGTGATAACGCTGAGGCGACTTTACTGGCAGCATGTTTGTATGAAACTTCTGCTTTCCTTAAAGCCTCAGATACGTTACAATTATACAAGGCACAATTTGACGAGGCAATCCAATTGCTACAGCAGGAGATGCAAAGAGACTACGCTGCTGAATACAACGGAGGTATATAATGGCAATATCACAGGCAATGTGTACAAGTTTCAAGGCTGAAATCTTAGATGAAGTCCACGATCTTGTCGCAGATACAATAAAAATTGCTCTTTTCACAAGTTCAGCAAGTCTAGGCGCGTCAACTACAGCATATTCAACTTCTAATGAAGTTGCTAATGGTAACGGTTACGCAACTGGCGGTGTTGAGCTTACATCTAGAGCAGTGGCAACGAGTGGCACGACAGCTTACTTTGACGCGGCAGATCCAAGTTGGACTTCAGCTACGTTCACGGCAAACGGTGCTTTGATTTATAATTCAAGTGCAAGTGACAAGGCTATAGCGGTTCTTGCCTTTGGCGGTGACTTCACAGTCGCTGGCGGTACGTTTCAAATTGTTTTTCCAGCCGCAGGAGCAAATGCAATAATAAGGATAGATTGATATGGCTAGTACCTATGTAAATGACCTCAGACTTAACGAGATGGCTACAGGCGATGCGTCAGGGTCATGGGGTACAATAACAAACACAAACCTAGAGTTAATTGGTGAGGCTTTTGGCTATGGCACTGAAACCATAGGAAATGCAGATACAACAATAACAATGGCAGATGGTGCGTCTGATGCAGCGAGGTCATTTTACCTTAAAATTACTTCA